CACCAAGATTACCAGCATACATACCTTCTGTATTGTTTATAACATCCATGAACATTATGATCTGAGATAGATCTGTTCCATCATCATCAACATGAGGATCGCCAAAATGAGCTATACCTATTGGCCCATCTGACTCTATATTTATATTGACTAACCTTCTTGTTTCTTTAGATGACTTTTTATAATCATACTTCTTCTTCCTATGAGCAATAAGCTCTTCAATAGGCATGTCATCTGGATCTTTATCCTCAACCGTAAAAGGAGAGGATTCTATTATTTC